TAGAAGATGTAAGTGTTATTTGTAAAAAGTTGATGTCAATCACAGGCGTTGAACCAGTTAAGGTTGCTATCTAGTACCATAAATACAGTAAGAAGGATTACTGTATGCCTAGATTAAGTTTATATCGCCCAAATCGACAAAACGATTACAAGTTTATTGACCGCACTGTTATGGAAATGTATCAGGTTGGCGGTGTTGATATGTTTGTACACAAGTACCTTGGCCCTCAAGTTACTGGTGATGACAGTTCAAGTGTGAGCGGTGGCACACAGGATGCAACACAACCTGCATATAGCAGTGAAAGTCCTTTGTTTATAGAAGATTTATTTTTGCTGGAAAACAGAGATCGCAAGTACGATGACGATGTTTATCAAATGCGAGGTGTGTATAATTCACAGGACATAGATTTTGATCTAAGTCAATTTGGATTGTTTTTAAACAATGACACACTGTTTATAACTTTTCATTACAATTTTATGATAGATACAATTGGTCGTAAACTTATGAGTGGAGATGTACTTGAACTACCAAATCTTAAAGACTACAATCCTCTTGATAGCGGTATCGCTAGAGCTATACCTAAGTACTATGTAATACAAGACGCGGCGTTTGCAAGTGAAGGATTTTCACAAACATGGTTGCCACATCTATGGCGTGTAAAAGCTACACCATTAGTAAGTGCTCAAGAATACAACGACATACTTAAAAAACCATTTGCAGAAAAAAATATTTGGGACAACGGAAACTACTATCCAAAAGGCAGTATTGTACTAAGCGGTAGTACCTACTACAAAGCAATAGACGAAGTTGATCCAGGGGTTGAGATTACTGATACAACCAAGTGGGAAGAACACACACCACTTAGTGAAATAGAAACTTTTGGTACTGTTGTTAACGACAGATCAATAAACGATAAAATTCTTACACAAGCGGAATACGAAGTTCCACTAAGTGGATACGACACTGTTAAGTTTTATATTGTTGCTACCAACGAAGATGGAACACCAGCAGATCCAAACAGTTACACAGTTGACAATAATGGTATTACAGTTGATACAACCAATGTAGATGTTGATGGGCAACCACAATCACCAAGAGCAAACGGTTACACACTGGGTTATCTAACCGGAGATGGATTAGCACCAAATGGATTACCTGTAACACCAGGTATTAGTTTTCCACAAAATCCACAAGAAGGCGACTTTGCACTGCGTCTCGACTACTATCCAAATCGACTTTTTCGCTATAGCGGAACACGATGGATTAAGTACGAAGACGATGTGAGAACCAACTTGACACCAGGTGATATAACAAAAACAGTTACAGGCTATGGAAACGTAACTTCACAAACACAAAGAAGTAGTTTTGTAAACAATACAAACGAAACCGCAACTGAAGATCGTGGCAACATACCAGAACGTCAATCATTGAGTAAATTACTCAAACCGCAGGCTGATAATTAATGCACATTTATAAACTAGAAAATAAAGTGAATGGCAAAGTATACGTTGGCCAAACTGTTCAAGAGAATGCTAAAATGCGATATTATTCGCATATGGCAGATGCTCGCCGTGGTAAAAAGAGTTACTTACTTGATAGTATACGCAAACACGGCAAAGATGCATTTGATTGGAAAGTGATTGATAGTGCTACAAGCATAGACGAACTTAATCAAAAAGAACAATATTGGTTAGAACATTATAGACAACAAACTATAGTGTATAACAATCGTGAAGCAGGAAACAACAAGATACACAGTCCTGAAAGCATTGAAAGAATGCGTAAAGCACAGTTAAAAAGACACAGAGAGAACAATGTTGGTGGCTGGACTCGAAGAGATGGTGGTCCTATGAATGGCAAAAAACACAATAGTGAAACAAAAGAAAAAATGAGTTACGCAAGATTAAAATATTATGGTAAGGTAACATAATGGCACTCCAAAGTTTCTTTTATGACGAACAAATACGTCGATTTCTACTGCAAGTTACCAGGGTATTTTCAAACTTTCAAGTAGAATACGGTTATGAAACCGACAATCCTCAAAAGAAAGCTCTGTATAGAGTTCCGGTTCGTTACGGTGATGCAACAAGACAAGCCCAAACAATACTGCAACAAAATAGTGCCAACAGTTTACCCAGCACACCTCTTATGACATTCCATGTAACAAACCTAAATTACGCAAGAGATAGAATACAGGAACCATATTTTGTTGAAAAACAAAATGTAAGACAACGTTATTGGGATACAGAAAGTGAATCCTATGAAACAACACAAGGAACAGCTTTTACAATAGAAAAGCTGATGCCGGTTCCTTATGATTTGGAAATCAATGTTGATATATGGACATCAAATACCAATCAAAAATTACAAATACTTGAACAAATATTAACACTTTTTAATCCAGGATTGGAAATTCAAAGCACAGATAACTTTATAGACTGGACAAGTTTAAGTGTTATGTACCTCGAACAGGTTACCTGGAGTTCAAGAAATATACCGCAAGGAACTGACGATCCGATTGATATTGCAACATTGCGTTTTGTGATGCCTATATGGATAAGTCCGCCAGCAAAAGTTAAAAAACTTGGAGTTGTTGAAAAGATTATTGCTAGTGTGTACGACGGTACAGGTGATATGAATGAAGCAATATATGATAGTGATTTATTGTTAGGAACAAGACAAAAATTTACACCTTTTAATTATCAAACTCTTTTGCTTGGAAACAAACTACAGGTACTAGAACCTCAAGCAGTTGTAACTAACAATAGCGGAGTGCAAGTGCCAAGTGCTCCTCCAAGCAATCTACTTTGGCATACCGTAGTTGATCTATATGGAAGCCTAAGAGCTGGTATAAGTCAAGTTAGATTAGACAATCCATATGATGATACACAGATTATTGGTACAGTAGCATATGATCCTAGTGATGATAGATTTTTATTGTTTACTGTGGATACAGACACTATTCCACAAAACACACTTGATCCTATAAATGCCATAGTAAACCCACAGGCAAAAGGCCCTGGTACAACAAATGGTCTACCAGCGGCATCAGAAGGACAACGTTATTTGTTTATAAACGACACCGGAAGAGACAGTGTAGACGATCCTGGTTTTGCTGAAGCATGGCGTGGTACTGATGGGTCAACTTTGGTTGCAAATACAAATGATATTGTACAGTATGACGGAGTACGTTGGAATATTGCATTTGACTCTAGTAACGAGAGTACGGTGCAATATGTAAGTAACCTTACAACCAGTGTGCAATACAGATGGGCAGACAATCAGTGGCTAAAAAGCTATGAAGGACTCTATCCAGAAGGTGAATGGAGTATTGTGCTTTGATCAATGCAGTAGGTGTATGGTTCTACAGTGTCAAAACCAACCGTTACCTTTATTTACTTCGTAACGATGCAAAAAATCCTGGGTGTTGGGGTTTACCAGGTGGTAAAGTCGATGATGGAGAAAATTTGCAAGAAGCAATGACACGTGAATGCACAGAAGAAATTGGACTATGGCCTGATACAATTAAACTGGTTCCAATTGAAAAATTTACCAGCATTGACAATAAATTTTCTTACCATACATTTCTTTGTTTAATAAAAGAAGAATTTACCCCAATATTAAACAGTGAACATCATGGATATTCCTGGATTAAATCAGGAGTTTATCCTAAACCATTACATCCTGGTCTATGGACTACAATTAACTTTCAAGAGATACTTGATAAAATTGAAAGCATCAAACAGTTTCAAATATCACAGAATGAAACAAATTCTCCGTAGGTCCAGATATCAAAATTAATATTTTGTTTCCACACATTGCTCGGTGGAATATTATCTGAAACAAATACAAATTTTACATCACGATACTGACTCATAACTTGATTCATTTGGGTCACCAATTGTTCATCAAATTCTCCAACACTGTTACGAGCATCAGCACCTAATAGAAAAATTTCTTTGTGTCCGTCAAAACACGATAGCCATGTAGCAACTGTGAGACTACGACCTCTTGTTCCGTATGGAACAAGATAAAACTCACCGGCATTAGAAA